CTCCGCTAACTTTTGCCATTATTAATACTTTTCGTAAAGATAATTAAATTCGTACAACTTACTACCTGCAAATAATAAGAACTCCAATGTAATACCAGCCCCTCCAGGCTCAAAATCTGCACTGTCTAAAAGCTCAACAAGTGACAAATCAGCCTGAGCATTTTTATAATCTATTGTCATCTTACCTGGTACAAATCTAAAGCCATTAAAGATATTATCTTTAAATACTGCAAGAGGTGTAAGCATCAAATCATCTTGCTTTATGTAAAGCAATTTACCTTCATACTTTGACCTCATTTTATAATTAGTAAAGAATGACTCTTCTGTTGTGCCTTGCCCAAGTCTCGCAAAAGTATAAGATGCTGATGGATACTGCCATCTAACTGTTAAATCACGAAGTAACCCACTATATGATTCTAAATATAAAGCTCCAGTTATACTTGTTCTTGGTACATCATCAATAAATATCTCTTTATCAATTTTATTTTTTATCTGATTTGCTTGTGAATCTGTGTGAGTATGTCCAATGACTTTACCTGATCCATTAATAAGATAATTTACTACTAAAGTTAAATCATTATAAAGTGTTTCATCTGTTGAAGGTGTTGCACCATTAGGTGTAGCCTCTGCTAAGTAAATATTAACTATCCCACTAATTGGCGCAGGATCACTTTTAATAGTTACATTTTGCCAGTCAATTGTATTAGATCCTGCTGGTGTATTATAAGTAAATCCTAAAGTTGTAGCCCATGAGCCATCATTCTGTACAAAATATGTTGTTGTGCCATCTGTTATTGATACTGCAAAAACATTATTAACTGATCCTGGTTGACTTACACTTGTTCTAAATCTAAAACTATATTCTAATGAGTCACCTTCAGATAATGGTATATCACAACTTTTTGCGGACCGAGCTGAATCACCTGTGCTATTTACAACTACAGCTGTTCTGTCAAGCTCTTGTCCGAAAGTTTCTGATGTGACATCATTGTCAATTGTAATTCTTATAAACCTATCAGGATATGGTGAGAATGGTCCATTAAACCAACTATTTAGTACATATTCTCTTATAGTGTATAATCCTGAATTGTACTCTTGAATAATTGGTCCTAAGTCTTGTAAATCGTGATTACACAGCAATGACTCAGGCTGTACATAGTCAAATGTCTCTCTTACAAATTGATTTGCTCTATTAACTGACTTTAATACTCCTACCTCCATATCACTGCCGTCTCTGAATATCCAATTGTCATTAGTATCACTTGTGGCAGAATAGACAAAATTATTAGAGTATGTATGATACTGCATATTTACTCCTGCTGCAGTAGTATAACGATATAACTCATCCCATCTAACTGCCACCCATGTACCATGAGCTTGAAACAAAGAAATATTAAATCTGCTATTTATTTGCTCAAGAATTGTGTAGCAATCCATCCAATCTCCATTTTTTAAATATGTCTCAGCTTGCACAAAAGTATCATCAAGCAATCTTTCATTGGTGCCACCTACCGGAAACAATCTAGAGTAAAAGAATAAGCCTGTTTCAATATAAGTTGCTTTTAAACAAAGTTTGTAAATATCTAAAAGTGGAATATAACCAGTTAATGGATATGGTATTGTTATAATTACACTTGTTGTGTAAGGTGCTGTAATAATAAAATTATTATTATTAGTATTTATATAATATACTCCTGACAAAAAGTTAATAGCTATAACAGTATGTGTACCTTGAAAACCTCCTGATGTAATTGTAAAAACATCACCAGGTCTAAGTTGCGCAAAAACTGCATTTGATGATTTTATTACACTTGAAAAACTAGGAATATAACTCTCAACAGTAACTGATGAATAAGTTGTAGGCACTCCTGTAATAACTGCAGCTTGACCTAGTGTTACACCTTTAAGCAGTCCAAGTCCATCAGTAAAAGTAAGTTGAATCTCATGAGTAAAGTCAACTTGTAATTCAGTTGAATCATCTTGAAGTAAATACCCTTGAAATAAAACCTCATCAGTTTCTTTTCTTATAAACTCACAAGCAAAGCCATAATCATCTTCAGAATAAAAGTCAGTTAATTGGATACCTGATTGACTTGTTAGTATGCTGACTTTTAACGTAGAGCCTTTGATTGGTGACTTTGGATCATCATCTTGCCACTCATGAATAACAGGATTGCCACTCAATAAAATATTAGATATACTACCAGTATAATCTTTCTTATAAATTTTTAATCTATAAGTAAGCAACTGCTCAAATGAATCAAAATTAGCATTATATATCTCGCCGTAGGTCATTAAGTTGTGCGTTTATAAGTTTGACTGTACTTTTTATTGCTAAAGAATATATCTTGACCTCTGAGCATTCCAAATACTTCTATTGCTCCGCCAATTCCTCCCATCATCTGTGATGTCTGTGCTGCAGGTATTACCTGAGAACCACGAGGCAAATTAATCATCTCTGGACCTCTCTCACCCACTAACGCCATACCACCAGGAGCATTTCTTGTACCTACTGCAAATGCTGGCGTTCTTGTAGCATTTCTTATCAATGTGCCTATAGCTATTAACGCTACTGCTCCAGCAATTGCCAAAACTGGATTAGCAAGAACAAACTTTTTTATTGTTTCAACTTGTATAGCAAACTTTATCATCAACTTACCAAATGAAATCATTGCGGCACCAACCTCTTGAAATACACCTTGAAAGAAATCTCCTATACTTGCTTGACCTGATAAAGCTGCTCCTAAAGTTTCGCCAAATCCTACCGCAATATTTTGTGCTGCATTTTGAAATACTGCATTTAATTGATCAACTTTATCCTGTGACAACTCAAAGTTTTTTTCAGGCATAAACTCAATCGGAACTGAAACAATTAATGGTTCAGTTATTTTAGCTAAACCCTTTTCAATTTCAGCTTGTATCTTTTTATCTGAAATTATTACTTTGTCAACTTTAACAGGCTTGAACTTTAATTCTCTTTCAAACGCTGGTGCTGCTTTTCTTCTTTCATCTGCTGCTCTTCTTTCTTCAATAGCTGCTAGTCTGTTTGTTGCGGCTTGTTCCGCTCTAGCTTGGGTTAATCTTGATACTTCACCAATTGCTTTATTAACTACATCAGTACTTACTCTTAATTTTTCCTGATAATCTTTCTCTGTTTCATTTACATCTTGAGTAAGATTTAATCTATTTTGTTGAGCTATTTCTAATGCTTTTTCAGCTGCAACTAATTGCTCTGAAATAGTAATAAACTTTGCTTGTCTTGTTAATACATCTTGTGTGCCTTTATCATCAAATCTTGCCTTAATATTAATATCATTAAGTCTAGCTGCAGAATCAGCTACATTAATAAAATTCTGCAGTTCTTCAGTAACAGACTTTAATGATTCTTTTGTATTTTCTAATTGGTCACTTAGCTCTTCAGTACTTTTTTTCGCTTTTTCACTACCTCTACTCCACATGCTAAGACCAATCTGAGCAAATGTAATAGCTGATGTAATTGCCGCAAAAGCAATACCTAAACCACCACCTCCAGCTAAACCACCAACTAATGACTTTAATGCACCACCAACAGAACCACTCTCAGCTTTTAATCTGCTGAATGATTCTATTAATGGGTTTATGTTGTTGGCTATACCAATAAATCCAAATGGAGCATCTTGTAAAACTCTCGATAAATTTGTAATAGATTGAGAAGCCTGTGTTGATCCTGTCTTTAATTCTGTATTTAAAGCTTTACCAGCTTTAGATGCCGCTTCTGATGTTTGTGTAAGTGTTTTGGATGTACTATCTAACGCCTTATTCACTTGGTCAAATCCAACCGCTGACGCTACTATCTTTATTTCTTCAGCCATCCGTTTTCATTTTTATATTGTGACGATTCATTATTGCCTCGTACCTATCCTTTGTCATTGGCTCAACCTTCTTAACCGGTTCCTCATCAGCCATTGGCCAAAACCTATCTATTGAGCCAACTGCTTTACTACCTGCCATACTCTCTGCTATACGAAATGAAGCAAACCGAATGACTTTCGCCTGTTCAGTTTGCTTCTCTAAATATCCTTCAACAGCTGCGCAGAACTCAATAGGTAAAGATGTGTAGTACTGGTATGCTGACCATCCTAGTTTACCTAAAGCAAACTTTAAATTGTCGAAACATTGCTCTCTTGTACTTTTTTTTTCTCTTCCGTTATTTCTTCTCCAGATTTCACAAGATTCTTCCACACTTGAGTAGATGTCAATACATCAGTAACTTTTGCAATCACCTCAGCTTTATTATCCATGACATCAACCCAATCGCAAACATCCTCAAAGCTGTAATCTGACTCCTCACGCTTAACGTAAGTATTGCCCATCAATCCGCCATAAATCATGGCATACATAAAGCCTGATTGCGTTGCAGTGTCATTGTGAGTACTGATAATCTCAATCGCAAGTTGATTAAACTTTAAACCCCTAAGCTTGCCGCCTAGTTCTAGTTGTAGATAACTCATATTTGTTGTGGTTGTTGGTTACGCGAATATTTCAATAGTACTTGTGCCATAAGGCTGAATAGTGCCGGTAAATGTACCTACAGAATCAAAAGCATAAGTACTGCTTAATTCAGATATGTAACCAGTGCCATACTCAATCTCATCTCCAACTACTGGATTCTCAGGCTCAATGCTCCATCCTATTGTGGTCTTAGCCATCAATAACTGACGAAGTGAAGTACCTGAAATCTTGCCGCCTGCAGGATCTTGCAAATGCTGACCTTCAAAACCATAAGACAATTCAACTGTACCAGGTGATTTATCTGGTCCACAAGCTGATGACGCATCTACAACTGTTACTGATGCTGATTTACTTACTGAGGTTAAACATACAACTGTATCATAATCATCCCCTCCTGTTGAGTCGATAAATAATAACATTGTGCCACCTGCGACTTTGTGTTCTGCCATTTTATTTGATTTTTTATTATGTTATGAAATTACGAAAATATTTTGTTTTAATATCAAAATTCTTGATATAAATATCTTACCGCCAAGCTCTCCAAATCTTTCTGTCCTATCTGTCTGAATGCTCAGATTCATCATTTGTAAACCAAATGCTGACAAATCAAGCACAGATGTAGATGTAGGCTTAATGGCTTGTATTATATCATCAACCGCACTATTTAATGTTTTACTGTTGTTGTATTTATATTCCCATGAATGCACTGATATTTGTATCGTTGATGTATTATCTGATGAATTGCTTGTCGATGACTCAATATTAATCACATCAGATAAAACCGCATAAATCTTGTGCTTTACATCATCAGGCTCCTCACCTTCAAAAACAGGGATATCCAAGTCATCAATAACTTCATAATATGCTTGCAATAACGCGCTGTTTATGTCTCTCATGAATATATTTCTTTAATATCTTTTATTAATTGTGGCGTATTTTTTATGACTGATGGATAAAGAAACGGTTTTGCTTTTATTCCATCAATTACAATCTTTCTTGCTATAGGATATGCAGCTTTCTCATCAATTCCTTTTCTTTTACACCATCCCATAATTGACATCAACAAATCATGGAAATTACCGCCATTTGCTGCTGGTCCTTTAAAAGTATTCGCATAAGCTGCCCAATCCTGAGGAAGTGATGAAACATAAGCAGCTGCAAACTTTCTTGTTCCAAATTCAATATAAGCAGCATATTTGCTTGTTGATACTACCGCTGCATTACCTTGACCATAAACTGGACTAATTGACCTAAGCAATGCTCCTTCATCTGAACTATTGCTGCTTACTAATGACTTCGCATCTGATGCAGTTCTATCAGCCCAATCATTTAAAGCACTTTGCACCTCTGCCTTCCCTTCTTTAGATAAAGTATCAAATTTCTTTTTAAGCCCATCAAATCCTTTAGCCTCTATCTTTATCATAATTAGTAATATAATACAGTTGCATACTCTCCATCTTCGAATTGCAATCCCCATATAAGCTCACCAGTTGTGCTATCAACTAACACCTCTTTGCCTACCGGTGAACCTGATGTTATAATCACAAACTGAATGCCATCCTTAAAGCAATTGAACACATGCCTACCAATGAATCCGTTATAAGTAAATGTAGTCTCACCACCTATACCTAAGTAGTTGTACACTTGTATTTGATTTAAGTCCATTGGTGCATCTGAATTAATTGATTCATCTAATTTAATTGCTTGTATGTATTCCCATTCTTTATTCCCTTCGTTTCTAATCTGTACGCTGTTAATTTTGTAGAACTCACCTTCATAGTTAATCACATCATTACTCCTTGTTGGTCTCTCAGTTTCATAACGCATGATAAACACCTGATCATAAGTCCACTCTCTTTGCTGATAATCATTTCTTGGTGTTCCTTGTCTATCTCTAGCCTCAGCCCACTTTGTCCAATTGCCAGTCTCAACAGCAACAAGGCCGCCAAACTCATTCCTTACAGTAGTATACCTGAATATTGTGATTCTACGATTTAATTTATACACGCCTATATGGATTTAATAAAGTCTTTGCAATTGGTGCCACATCATCAACCCCTATGCTTCTGTTGTCATACAAATAATAAATCTGATTTAATACCGCTGTTCTAAGTATGCTAGGAAGCTCATCATAGCCTGCAGTATAATCTATTGTTATGTTCTTTTCTCTTGGCGTTAATAGCCTTTTAAATTGATTGCCGCTTAAAGTATAATCTGTATCTAATACTAACACATCACCTGCTTGATCAGTTACCTGGTTGATTGCAATCATCGGACCATACGGAATGTAAATCTCACCATTGGTATTATTTACAATTGCAACAATATCATGAACTACAAATCCTACAGCAGTATATGCCTCACACTGTTGTCTTGCTGCAGTGATAAGAGCAGTGATAAGATCATCATCTGTTCCGATGTCAACCTTACAAAAATCTTTAGCCTCTGTAAGTGTAACTGGTTCAGTTATCTCACCATCATCAAACTCAATATCCAATACAGAATTATAACTAACGCCTTCCCAATTATATAGATTCATAATTTATATTTAAAAAAAGCCCCTCCCAAACGAGAGAGGCTTTTCATTATCTACAATAAACACCCACAACAATTACTATACGTTACCGAAATCAGCATACAATGCAGACGCAGGCATCATTAAGTTCACATCTTCCAAACACTCAATTCTCGCTGTGATTAAGTTCTTAGTGAAGTTGTCAGCATCTTCCATTGAAAACTCAACAGTGATTGCTTCTGTCTCAACACGCTCAAGATAATCTCTATCAATGATAAGAATCTTATCATCAGTTACCCATGATGCTGGAATGATTGGAGTACCACTGATAGCTACATTACCATTGCTTGTAGACAAGATACCACCAGAACCTTGATAGTAACCATTAACATACAACAACTTGTTCAAACGAGCTAATTGATTATGACTTACTAAAGCATAAGATGCATTGTAATTAGCTGACATTTGAGCAGCAATTGCATCAACAATGAATTTGATATCATCAGTCTCAGCAGATGCAGTTGATCCAGTTGCAGCAGCACTAACTGTACTGAAGAAAGTAGCATTCTCAACTTTGTAGAAATCTCTTAACAACAATCTTGGTAAAGTTGTTTGCATGAATGGTAATTGCTTAGCCATTTGCTTAGAGAAACGAGCAAAACCTGCGATATAATCCTCAACGATTTTAATCTCAGATAAATCGTAATCTACTTGACCTTTGCTAGAACCTTCAGTCTGAACTGCGATAGAACCTTCACCGCCAGTCTCACGATACTGAACATACAATCCAGTTGGACTGATTGCAGTAGGCATCAAATCTCTAAAGTTAATCTTCTGAGAAGGTAATAAAGCTTGAGTAGCTGCATAAGATGCAACACCATCACCAGTCAAATTGTTTGACAAAGTCATGTTTGCTACCGCCTTTAATTCCATTCTAAATGGCTTACCCTTCTTTACGTTTTGGATTTGGTCAAAATTCTCTGACAAACCCTCGCTAAATAATTGACCAAAAGACTTCTTCTCCATGTTAGATGCAGATGATGACTTAACTCTTGTTTGTAACAAATCAAAGCCTTTCAAGATTGCAGCTTGCTCAGCCTTCAACTTGTTAAACTCTTCAGTCATAGCTTTAACAGCCTCAGCTGAATCACTACCGTTACCAAATGCGTTGATTTTCTCATCAACCGCTGTTACTACTGATTTCAATTGATCAGCAATCTCAGACTTTGTTTTCTCAGATATTGAAGTTTCTAGTGTTGACTTCAAACCCTCTAATTCCGCCATTAATTCTTTCTTTTCCATTATTGGATTAATTTATTTTTTAAGATTATTGTTAAACTGCCTAATTATATCTATGATGCTTTCTTCTGGCTGAATGGCTTTAACCGGTTCAGTAGTACTCTTCATATCTAAGATTAATTGAGCTAATTGTTTTGAATGTAAAAGCAACATTTGAATAGTATCATCTGTTGCTGTTGTGTTTCTGCAGAACTTATCTATAGCCTCATGCTTAGCTATTAACATATCTACATCATTCATTGATTTGAGTGATGTGATTGGTGTTAATGGATTTGCTCCCCATGCAGTAAGTGATGAGCCTTCGTAAAGTTTTATCTCAGTTATCTCATACTGTCCTGCAGTTGGATTCTTAAGATAGTTTTCATAGGTCTGGATTAGGTTTCTCTTGATTATCTTAAATCCAATTGAATGCTCAGTTATAAGTCCACTCTCAACCATCTTAATAAAATCCTCACCGCCCTCATGACTTCCTATCTGTGACTCATACGCCAAGCCATATGCATCTTCAGTTAAGGAAGTAAGCACGCCTAAAGGTAATGATGGATCATGATTAAGAAGATGCTTGATTCTAGGTAATGCAGATTGAGGCCCTTGTTCCTTTATAGTCTTAGTAAATGCACCTGGTCTAATGATATCTCCATCACCATCCACATTATTAAACTTTGAGAAGTAACCAGTTACAATCCCTTGCTTGGGATTCATATCCATTATCTCTGCTGATAATACTTCCGTTTTTATGTTGAATATATTCTGCACAGTATAAAGTTAATTTAATTTGATTTAATTACAAAAATTTATCTTCTGATAATTCTGCCCTGTCTATCTCGCTTAGCTTGGAACGCCACAACACATCTGCAGTTAACAATCTGAGATGCTGGAACCGCTAACCCATTAGGCTGTGTTCTAACACCAGGCTGCATCATTAAAATATCTCCTAGTTTCTGCGACTTTAATAAAAATGGCTCCTCAATATCTACCCTTGTTCCATCAATGCTCACATGGTTTGCCCATGCATTATGTCTTGTCCTTTTATCCTTCACACTTATCCAAACCTTCTCCATAACATTACCTGATGTCTGAGCATATATCATAGCCGCACCATTGGCAGCAGTTACGGTCTCAGTTCTAGCAATCCTTCTCGCTCTCATTGGTCCCAGTTCTGATGATGTTGTTATCTGTCTGACTATATCATCAAATGATGCACCGGTTATGGCTGCATCTGATAATATCTTTTGAATTACTTGCTTTGTGAACGCTGTAATATCCTCAGCATCATTAAGCAAATCAATGCCATAATATTGGCGCATAAGCTCCACTATCCTTTCATTGAAACCCATCTGTCCTGTTGCCTTTGTCATTGATAGCTTGGATATCCTTGCCCATCTTGGACCAACAGTCTTATACAAATTAACCAACTCAGTGTAAATGGGAAATGATGGGATGGCCATTACATCTTGTGTCTTTATGAACGCAGCTACTTGTACTTTTAATGCAGCAGTAAACTTCTTCTCATAGTACTTCTCGTATCTCTGCTGGAACTTTTGCCACTCGTAGAAATATTTATTTTGCTCCTGTTGTGTCATTTAATCTAGCTGCTAATGTTTTTTTTACTTGCTCTATCTTCCAGTTGTTGTGGTCCCTCTTTCTTGGGCAATCAGGCTTTGGTAACTGCTCCAATATCACAAAAAAAATCTTCTTCTCAATGATGCTCACTATCTGTTCTATTGATTTTGTTTCTGTCATCTTGACTTTTATCTATAAAGTATACCCACACTACTGATATGATTACCACGCAAATAAACTCTATTAAATATATCCTCCACATTATTCTCCAGGCATTGTGACATCAGGAACCATCCCTAAGTCTGTTATCAATTGCTTTCCGGAATCAATTATTATCTGGTCCATCATTGGCTCTAGTAACTCCTCAAAGCCCATCATATCTCTCTTCTCATTTGGAGTAGTCCACCACATAGCATTAAGAGCATCAGCTTGCATCTTCATGTCCTCCTGCAGTGCAGGTATCTCCGACAAATCAATCTCTATCGTTCTCTTCAAGCCATCAACGGCATACATAGGAATCACACCATTCACAATGGCATCTCTAAACAAATAGATATTCGGTAAGATTGAATTAGTATAAAGCAACTTCTCAGCTGATGCTACATTGTTATATGTGCTGCTGTCTTGATTGTTTAAAAGTATCTCAGGGAACTTGTAAGCATTACATAACTTAGTAAAATCAACACCAGACAAATCACTAACATCCATATCAGCCAATGATAACCCAAGAGGCAAGTAACCCATCTCACCTGCTGCAAAATATGGCGCCCCTTTATTCGAACTATTACGAAGATAACTAGCAAAATCATTCTTTCTTTGTCCTAATGTTTCTATTGCAAAATCGCTCTTTTCATACACTATACCTGGTACGCCTCCGTTCTGCATCTGTGCTACTGATGCATCCATCCCTGCATTTAACCTGGTAAGTCTTTTAGTCAACACCTGCAATGGACTTAACCCACGCCACTGCTGACCATTGGTGATTGATGGATTGTAATATTTAACGTGAATCACCTCATCAGTTGACAAGTTGCCATCAAAGCCCATATCAAAGTATCTGTAGCTAACTACTCTCTGAGGAAAGTTTTCGCTGATATTAACGATAACATTGGCACCCTTCATTGGATGCAGTATAACCTTGCCAGCATTAGGTCCCAACTCAATAACCTCCTTATACAAGAACAGCTCACCAGTCACATAAAGTATTGTATAATACATCACTTTATCTTCGTATGACATGCTATTCAAAAACTCAACGAATCTATCTTGCTGTGGTAGATCCTGCATTGCTTTTGTCTGATAATGCTTCCCTAATAATGATGTCTTTGAATACTTCTTCATTGACTTCAAAGCCGAGTCATCAACTATCTCATAGCCATACATTGGAATCCTAGCCGCTGTCTGCGCTAGGTATGATACAATTGAATATACATCATCAACAGTTACATAGGTATTGATATTCTCAACATCCAACCATGATGGATAAATACTTGTTGATACATTAACTGCTGTTGATAGGTTTGTTCTCTGAAGTGCTTTGACTTGTTGTTGTAGATTCTTAACCGTCTTTGTCTGTCCAAAGAGTCTGTCAATCATTCCCATATGCAAATACCATTTTAGGTTTTAACTCAAATATTTCTCTCATCATAAACATATCAAGTAAATCTGGTGAGTCACCGTTTAGCTTCACCTTCATCTCATCCTTGCCTATGATCCTCAGCTTGCCATCATTGTCAGTCTTATCTCTTCTTATTGCTTTTCTCTCGTACATAAACCTCTGACGCATCGTCATCTGATTATCATACATCTTATCAGCCACCTTCTTATTTATCTTCATCTGCCCATCACTAACCCTACCGCCTGAACGATAATAACACTGAGTCTTTAAGTTCATGTAGTTCTCTTTAATCAGCCTTCCTGATGCCTCATCCTTAACCGCCAATGGTGCAGCACCACCGTTAAATGGAACAGCACCACGAATAAATCCATCGACATATGAACCTACACCATCTGCGTCATAACAAATATAACGATTTTCTACTGAATACTTTTTAGCCATGTTAGAAATTAATTCTATCACCTGCTTACCATCACTCTTATCCATCAACTCTATATCACACAACTCCATGCCTTCCCAATAACCAACCACAAGCTTATTACTTCCCTTCATAGCAATATCCGCAGTAATATACTTGCCAGTCTTGTTCACGCCCTTAAGATTCTCAAACAATCCCATAAAGACATCATGCTCATACACATCCATTGGACTGTTGCTTATCTTCCATCTTCCCTCCAACAA